AAGCGTATGTTTTAAAGGGGTTAATGCTGGTGTTTATGTCAGTAATTACTACCGGGTTAATCCTTACAAGATCTCCAGAAAACTGCGTAAAAGGCAGAGGTGCGTCAAAAAGTCTTTTTTGAAACTCAGGTGTCTGGTCTGAGAAATACTCTTGGGGTTTTTCTAAAAGGCCAATCTTAAGGTCGTAGGCGGTAATAGAATCGAAGTCCATTTTCCCGCTGTCGTCATAATCCTCAACGTCTAGATCGTCTTTCATCTGATCTTTAATGGCGCATGGCTCTGCTCTTTGATCAAACGAAAAGCTAACTTCGTCCAAAACCATATTTGGCTGATCAACGTTTATGGTAAACGGGGTATCTCTAGACGCAGAAAACAATTCCTGTGTTGGTGGCAAAGTAAACGGTATTGCAAACGTGCAATACTCAAGCATCTTGTCGCCACCAGATGCAGTGCCTTTAATTGGGTTTTCCGAAAACGGAAAGTCGCTAGCAAGATACGGTATGTGAAGGTTAACCCTAAACGTTCCGTTGCTGCTTTCAAGCTGGTCTTGCTCTATATTGCCAGCATTTATTTGAGCAACTGCGCTAGCAAGCGGGGTTTGAATGTGATCAGCAGTAAGCTTTGTTCCACGCGCCAATCGTTTTCTGGTTATTTTTGCCATCAGCAAACCTCTTCTAGCATGTGCAAAACAACGCCAAAATGTTGTTGAAACCAGGGCTTATCACCCCAGCTAGATGTGTAGCTAGAGGTTGACCCTGACGGCAACACTGGCGGTATAACACAGGAGATTCTTACTCTTGAGTTTTGATGCAGTGGAGCTTCGCAATGAACTGGCTCATAAATACCAGACACAAATCCGCCCGGAAAACCTGTTGGGGTCATATCGTTATATGTTCCCTGCCCCCTTGAGTCTGAAATTCTACTGTGCTGCAAAACAAAACTGTTTCTGGTCAATTCAATTTCGTTAAGCTGCCTGTTTTCAGTAGAGGTAGGAGAGTCAACGTGAAGGCAAAAAGAAAAATCTTTACTGGCTTGATTGTTGGCAAAGCCTTGGGGCGGAAGCGCTCCGTATTTAAAACCGTTAGTGTAATTCCGGCTTCCCAGCCCAGGGTTATCTACCATTAAAAACACATCTAAATGCGTAACAATAGCTGGGCGATGTATTTGAAACGATGTTTCCCACACCCATTGAGAGTTTGGGAGAGGAAGGTCTTCAGCCCTAGATGGGTCAATGCCTGGTATTCTTGAGCCTTTTACCCTTTCTGTGTTTACAAAACGCTCTGGAGTGGTTGTGCCTGATTGCACCCAGTCTGATATGTTAGGCGTTGTCATCCATGGCCAATGGTGAATTGTTGTTGGTGTGCTTTCTTGCGGGATCCAACCAGCGACAAATGTCGTAGGCATCCACTTTGTTAAAACGTCACCCTCTGGCACTTGGTTGAAGTGCCGCTCAAACGACTCCATGGCAGAGTCAATTCTGTCGCCATCAACAGTGGTGTTGTCTGCAAACTGTTCTTTTGTGATGTGACGTGGATGTTTTTTATATGCCATTAAATCACCGCCGTTGATTGCGAGTTTCCAAACACTGGGCCTGGGGCTGTTGCTGCAGCAAACGATGCAACAACCTGCACATTTGCCGCAGCACCTGTGTGTCGAACGTAATGACCTATAGCAGGATTTCCGCTCCAAACGCAGCCAACAAATATAACCTTGGCACCATCCTCAACGTCAACCCACACAGGTGCTCCGTCTGGTTTTGTAAGTCTAAAATGGCAGTTTCTAAACATAACTTTTGCGGCTGACGAAACCTCAACTAAAGTGCCGACAGACTCGTCTGAGTTTGTAAAGGTCACACCCTCTACCATTGTGGTGCTATTGAAGATTGCCCTTGATGTAAACCTTGCGCCACCTAATGACTTTAGCTGCGTAAATTCTTTTTTCATTTTAACGCCAGCAAAATCTCCTGACGACAAGGTAATCATGTTTTGTGACGTCTTAGGCTCTTCGATTAAATCGACAGGAGTCGTAAGCCCAATTGAATTCACGGTGTTTGTAAGCTCTGCGCTTCTGTTTTCTTCGTTTGCGTTTATGGCAGCATTAGTGCTTTCGCCTGGAACTGTGTATGGGGTGGGTATAAGTGGCATTAGTGACCAAACCTCCTTCTCCCTCCAGCAACCCTGTACGACGCTTTAACGCTTTGAAGTTTAATTTTTTGGCTGCGAATTTGTATGTGGCCGTAAAGCATGTACGAAAAACATTCACCTCGCACTGAATCACTTGTCGCAATAGTTGAGACTTCTTCATCGTCAATTAGGTAGTTTCCTGCGGTAGTGTTCCCGCTTGCGCCATACGTAAGGTTAGAGCCAAACGTTTTAGTCACGAGGTTGGTGCCTGATTTAACTCGTGTGCGTATAGAGGATTTGTTTTCAATGCGTTCAATTGCGTCTGCATTAGCGCCAGAAAAATCAATAATCTGGCTCATCCACCCTTTTCGGTCTGACGATAAAACCGTGTTGTACAGCCCTGGGGTAAACTGCACAGCATAATCGCTGGAGTTTCCAGGCCCTCTCGATAAAAGCACAGAGTACAGCCCCCTTGCCAGGAACCTATCAGGGTCCCCCATACCAAGCGCTGCGCTTTTGTAAGCCCAGTCAACGGGTTGAACTACTGAGTTTTCAAACCTTTTGTCGTTAGTTCCAATAAACATTTGATCCCAAACAAAAACAACTGGCTTGTAGGTGCTCGCGGTTGCGTCTACAAAACGATGCTTTAATGCGGTAGTGTTTGGCGAAATGCCCATTGAATACACAGAGCTAGTTGTATTTTTCTTTTTAAACGGAAGAAATAGAAGCGGGGTTGCTCTGTTTGGGGTAGCGTTAATGGTTGTTGCTGCAGCTTGATCAAAAGAAATTTCAATGCTGCTGCCTGCGACAACAACGCGCTTTAACGCTACTATGCCTCCATAGCCGTACCCCGCTTCAACAAAAATTCTTTCGTTTGGAAGGATAAAATCAATAGCCTTGGGATCACCGGATGCTGTGTTGTCGTAAAGAATTGCATCCCAGTTTGTGTTGTCAAAAGAAATTTCAGAGGTCCAAAATGCAATGCGATCAAACGCTGTTGGAAGTATTGCGTACACGGGAACCAAGTACACTTCATCGCTATCTGTGAGAACCGGCTCTGTTCCTCTAAATTTATACCCAGAGCGCAACCTAAAGGGCTTACCGTAATACAAAAACGTGTTCGCAGTCGCTGCTGCAGCTACGGTTGTGTTGTACTCAAAAGAACCTGCAGGCTGCCTGTAGTCTTCGTCATCGACGCTTCTGTCAAGAGCACCGCCCCTGCCATACTCCATTAAATAGTAAGAGTTGGTTAGTATGTCTCTATTCTCTGAGGACACGTCGTTAATGGTCTGGGGGTCTACGCTGCCAACCATAAACATCGTTGTTGGCGTGCCAACAATCCACGGCATCGTTACGTTTTGCGTTACACCAACCTCTTCGGTAGAGGTTGATTGGTTATAAAACGCTATAGACTCATACGTCCACACAGACCATTTGCCACCACTAAAAACCAATGACGCATTGTTTTCTGGGAACGTTGCGACTAAGCATGCAAACCTTTCGCAGTAACTAATGTTGCTCCCCTTTAAAGAGGCTTGCAGCGTTGTTTGTGGTTGAGTGTTTGCATTGTTAATCATTCCGCTTTTTGGGTAATAGCTGCTAAGCGGGTTTGTTACATAGTCAGTAAAAAACCTTTCGACGGGTTCGCCTATTGGGTTTATCTGAAAGTTTCCTGACGTTGCAAAAATTCCGTTTTTAGAAATCCAAAAGATTGTTCCATCAACCTTAATGACTGATGATGAGTTGACGCATCCCGTTGAGTTTGAAAGTTGAGTAAACATTCCCCCGGACTTAATAGCGGTGTTTCCAGCGGGCCTGTAAACAAACGTCTCTGACTCAGTAAAAACAATAATGTTCCCAAGCTGTTCTTCTATTGCTGTGATTTCCTTGTCACAGGGAACGTCAACAACGTTGTCTACAATAATCGAGGCAGGCAACGAGGCATCGGTAAAATACAACCTGCGATCACTTGCATACACAACAGACGCGCCTATAGAGGTTGCATCTACAAAGTTTGGAAGCGTGCTGTTTGACGCATACGGGAACCCTTCGCCCAACCCAGGTGTAAACGACAGTCTTTGTATTCTGCTAGACTCAGAATATTTACCAATTGCTTCTACTGTTGCGCTTGTGTCTGCCTGTGCAGACCTTGGCACTAACGAATGCCTGTAATGCGTCGGGTAGTATATCCAAGTCCCAATGTCTTTGCTTCCAAACAGCAGCACATCTGCATATTCATGAAAAAACACAGGTTCATCGCTTTGCGATTTAATAACCGACTGCCTGTCTTTATCTGAACCTGTTTCGTAATGGCCGTACCAAGACCCCATGTTGCTTGCAAACTGTTCTTCCACCACCTGTGAGGCCGACCTAACTGTTTGGCTTTGTGCGGTGTGCGTATAGAGGATTTCTTCCCAGTGCGTCCCGTCAGTAATGTCGTCAATGTGTATGGAGTAAAGAGACTCTCTAAAATTGTTGTACCAAGCAATTGTATTTGGTGTGTTGCTTGTTGTGTTTGCAGTGTTAACCGATGCTTTAAACAGAGACACAATTTGGACATGGCCAAAGTTTGTGTTCATTACCGTTGAAGCAACATGCTCATTGATGCCAAAGTCTTTGTTAAAAGGCATTGGCATGTTTAAGGATGTTGTTCTTTGAGCTAGCTGGCCAAAACCATCTCTAACTTCAAAAGCCCCTCGCCTATGAATAAGGTTTAAGGCAAAGCTTGAGTTTGCAGGTGCTCTATTGTCTACACCCTCTTTGAGAATCTCTACTTCTTGTGAGGGTATGGCCATTAGAAATCCTCGTAGCTGTCCATGGTTCGCTGTATATAGTGCGATGCGTCTACGTTTCTGTCTACAATGTAGCCCGCAAGCTCTTGTTCACGTTTAGCAAGCTGCATCATCAATGGCTTGTTTACTGACATGTCACGAATTTGATACTGCATAAATGCGTACAGCGCGATCATGTCATGAAACTGTGCCATGTCGTCAATAAATGTTCCTGCAGCCCAGTCGGTGTCTTGTTCTGGCACATACGTTAACGTAATAGTTGTGTCTATGTTTTCGCTAAACGCCAAGATTGTGCCCATAAGCGTGTACGTCTGATAGGTGTTTGGCAAGCTTTTTAGCCCTGCCGCGCCCTTGTACTGAAAGCCTTGAAAGCTCGACTCTGTCGTTTTGGTTCTAATGTTGACAAGGTCAACCATTCTTCTTTGTGTGCCAGGAACGCTTGCGCCTAAAATTGTAACTGGGTTTGTAGCATCTGCTAGATCGTACCTGTCCCCTGTTACTGCAAAGTCTACCTCAATAGCGTAAGTGTAAGGGTCTAGGGCAGTAACCTTGCGCCTAAACTCTGCATACCCTTGCTTAAGATACGATTGCACGTTTGCGTCAGACAAAAAAGTTTCGTCAGGTTCATCGCAATACGCCCTAAACAATCCTTTAATTTCTGAAACCAGCATTACAGTTGCCCTCCAAACGGACTAATGGTGGCCTCAGTTCCTGCTGCCATTCTGCTTACAGAGTCCTCGACTGCGTTAGCCTCTGATGCGTTTCGCACCGCTTCTCCTGCCACTTGCTGTTCTGCCACACCTGACTCAGGCAAAGATGCTTGACGTGCAGCCTGTTGTGGGTTCGTTCCTGGCATAATCTCCCTTGGGAAAACTTTCCTCTGCTGCATCATTGTGTCGTAGACTTGCTGCCCTTTGCCAAAAGAAACAATCGAAACGTAAACATCGCTAATGTAGTTCTGTCTTTCTTCCGGCAATGCGTAGAACTCTTCACCTTGCATGAAGTTCTTAAAGACTTTTTCAAGCGAGGATAAATCATCTGTTGAGTATACCTCAAGACCGTCGCCGCGCTTTACTCCTTCAAGAATTGTTTGAGCGTGAGCAAGGCTCCTAACTTTCTCGCTTACCTGTGCGTTGCTTGCACGGAACGAAAGCTCGTAAAGGGCTGTGTCTTTATCTACCAGGCCAAGCTGGAACATTTCCATAACCTTGGCGTCTCGGTCTTGAGCTTCTTTTCTAAACAGGGACCCTGCTTGAATAAACACTTCTGGGTCTGCCGTAAGGTCTTCGCTTTGTATTTCTCTATGGATTACGCCGCCATACTCGTCCATCATCCGTATGTACTTACCTTCTGTGTAGTAAGCCTTTGCATACAGGACAACTGTTTTGGCTACGTTGCGAACAGCATGCTCAATAAATGTCTGCGTAATTTCTAGCTGGCTTAAGTCTTTCTTTGCAAGCACATCAAGGGCTGCGCCGGAGCTTACGTTTACAGCTCGCCTTCCAAGGCTTACAGAGTGGATCCCTGCAACGTCTGACATCTCAGCCTGGATGCGGCTCATGTTGTCCATAATGTAGCCGGGAAGCGGTGCTGGGACCATCATTTCTGGTTTTCCGCCTGTGGCGTTGTAATATATTTTTTCGCCTGGGCGGTCAGTAAACGAGTTTGTAGGAACGCCTGCTGTCTTAGGTATTAAGACCTTAGGGTTTGCCATAAGCTCTGCGTTTTGAATGACCTGGCTTCTTGCTTTGTTGTAAAACCACTGAAGATCAACAAGTGGCTCAATCAAGCCAATACCCCACAGCTTTGTAGGTATAACTGTGTACCGAATGATCTGAATGGGGAATGGGTCTGTAAGTGCGTCCTCTTCTTTAAACAGGTACGTGTTGCCCATTATGATAGCATGGCGACCATCGCGCCAATATATCTCAAACAACTCGACTCTGTTTGCAGGGACCTTTGGTTCTGATGGGCTGTCTTTTTTTACAGAGGCGGGTGCCTCTTCAATTTCTTTTGATTTGTCAGGATATGCTTTTTTTAACGCCTCTTTAGTGTGATACGTGCGAAGCGCTATCCATTCAGACTCTTCTGGTGAGGTGACATCTTGTTCAAAGAAAATATCGTAAGCGTTGTGTGCGCTCGTTGTAATCCTGTCTTTGCTGGGATCGTAGTACGTGTGCAACGCGCATGTACCCATAGACAATAAGTAAGAAAACGCTAGCGATAGCGTCGTTTTTACATCGTCAGCATTCCAATGATATTCAAGAAACAGCTCTGTAGACTTTGCTTTTGTAACGTCATCTACTGACGGGGTGGCTGGCATTACAGCAACGGCGGGATAGTTTACACTCAATCGTGATAAAATGTTTCGATACATGTTGAGGAGTAAGTTGACAGTGGCGTGCGTGTTTGCCCCTGTCCGTGGCCTTACAAGCTCATATCGGCCCAGGTTTACATCGTAAGACAGCCACTGGTTTCCTGACAAAAACAAGAGAGCAAGGTCCCAGGCTCTTTTGCTGTCTTTCTTTGAAGTATCTCCATCGCCAATACGGCTACGCATGTCGGATGGAAACTTTTGTTTATCACTCATTTATTACCCCACCAAATCTCCCGCAAGGCCTCCGAGCTTACCCCCGATAGCGGCACCTTGAGGCCCCCCTAACATCATGCCGCCAATGCCCCCGGCAACACCAAGCAATCCACTTAATAAACCGCCACCTTCGTCGTCCGCTGTAGGTGCTGCAGCTAATTGTCTGGCCGC